CTCCAACACTCGTTCCAAAAGTTAAGGAACGTGGGAATACTGTATCTTCTTCATTCAGCTCAGATAAAATAACTTGAGTCATAGTAACTGACGCTGGCATAATAACTATTGGAGAATATCCCCAGTTATTTGTAGCTGTTGACCAAGTATTTGTATCCAAGTCCCAGTTAGTAGTGCCCGGTGAAGGGGGTAATGGTATATTAACTGTACTTGCAAAAGTCAAAGACTCTGGCATTAATTTATAACCGGTGTCGCTTATACTTCCTGTAGCAGCAAAGGTTATAGATTCTGGAATTAATATATAGCCAGTATTGCTAATATTTTTCGTAACAGAAAAAGTTACAGACTCTACCATAAGTTTGTAACCAGTGCTACTAATATTTTCAGTCGAAGCTAAAGAAATCGAAGCTGGATATATAGCATTATTACTACTAGCCAATGTAGTGTTAGTACCCAATGTTATAGGCATTGGCATTAAAGCTGAACCAGTATTGCTTATACTTTCATTAGTAGCAAGAGTAGCTGTTACCGGAGCAACTATAAGTCCTGTACCAGTCATTCCAACATTCGTTCCAAAAGTTAAGGAACGTGGAAATACTGTATCCTCTTCATTTAACTCAGATAAAATAACCTGAGTCAGTGTAACTGTTACTGGTATTGTAAGTGTGCCTGCTGATGTTAAGGCACTATTACCAGCTATTGTAGCAGTTTCTTGGTATGTGTCATTACTCCAAACGTGTGAAGTACCAGACCAAGCATACGAATCTGCTGACCACGTACTCTGAGCCATTAGCCTTCAACGCCAGAATAGATATTCCTTACTCGCATAGCTGAACCAGAATGTCTATCTTTAGCATCTGCATCTTGTACTTTTCTTATAGCACTATTAAAAGCATTTAACCACAAGGCAATCCTCTCATCATTTTTAATAAAAGGTTCTGCTTCCAATAAAGCACCATATAACAATACATCTGGTGCATTTGTCGTGAGCCAATTACTTGTTACTGTACCTGAAGTACCATCACCCAACGCTGTGAATTTCTCATAAAAAGCCATCTCTAGTGTATAAGTAGAATCTGGTATTGGTGCTAATTGAATTTCGTCACCTATTAAAGTATAGGCTCTAGGTTTACCTGTCGTATCGCCACCATATAATCTATCCAACATCTCTGGTGTTATATATTCGAGAGGTGTGATAGGGTTTGTATTCAGTTGTATATTACGCATTTGTAAGTAACCACCGGGAAGATTGAAATACCTCTGGTCTGCTGTGGTTGTCATTGTGCTTCTTACTTCCATAGGGCGTATGCGTAAATCCCTATTGAGTCTGGCTTCTGCTAGAGTTATGAAATCTGGTATTCTATCCGTCAAGTCACTTCTGTCTAACCAGTCTGCTATTGCATCTTTTAATTCTGTGAATGTGCCTAATGCCATTATACTTTTCCTTTAGTAGTACGCCAAGCAGTATTGTCTGGATGGTTCAACCATTCTTTCATCCTCTCTTGGTTTCCCCAAACTTTCTCTCTCATCATCTGCTCTACTACAATAAGAGGTATTCTAGCAACCCTATGTGAAAACTGAGAGTCTCCTTTATATTCATTTCTTCCAGCAGTGAACTTGTCCTTGCTATTCATATCATAAAGGTCTTTGACAATCTTATCGGATTGTCCACTGACAAGAGTTAAAGTTCCATCTGTATTTTCAATTAATTTAGATTTTACCGTCATTCTTGCCCTGTGGTTGTTTACTTATCTAACTTTAGAGCCGATGGCTCACAAGAAGAAGTGCAAATAGAAAAATGATAATAAACATATTCTTCATTTCACTTCAATCTTCTTTGACTTCTTTTCTTCTGGTAGGTTTAATTCCATATCTACCACAAGAACTCCATCTTTGAAACTTGCATTGAATACCTTTAGATAATCTATTAAAGCCCATTGTCTTGTAAAGGCTCTTTGTGCTATTCCTTTATATACAAAGCTATTAGTATTTTCTGTATCATCGGCAGAATTTCCAGTGACAGTTAGAGTGTTGTCTTTTACTTCAACCTCTAAGTCTGATTTTGCAAATCCAGCTAATGCCATTTCCAGTTGGTACTTATTGTCATCAACTTTCTTGATGTTATAAGGTGGGTATTTAGGTATCTCAAACTGAGATAAAGATGATAGTTGGTCAAATACATTATCAAAACCTACTGTCAAATTTCTAAATGGGTCAAACGTTGTTAAGTTGTTCATATTTCTCTCCTTTATTAAGCGAGTTATTAAAATGAGATGCTCATTGAGCCATCTCGGTTAAACCACCCCAGTTTCCTAGGGTGGTATTTGGTTAGTTATTAACCAGTTGTGTAACGGATTGCTCCATTAGCAGCTTCGTTGCCACAGCGTAGACCAAACTCTACAAGAAGCATCTTCTTGTCTGAGTCACCCTCTTTCGCAATATCCACAGTTTGGAAATCACGAAGATACTCTACTGACCACATATCGTGGTCTAGGAAGTATATAAGGTCTTGGTCAGCATATCTATCCAGCGTAATGTTGAATGTACCAAAATCTGATACATAAACATCAACCGCATTATAGATTGACTTGTTGTCATCGATTACTGAGCGAGTCGCTTCAGCACGACCAGTCATAGCTGTAATTAACTTTTTGTTGGTAGCACCTAGAAGGATTGTTGATGGTTCACCACCAGCGTTCCAAGTAGATTCTGCAACAGCAGTTATATCAGCTTCAACAACCGCAGCGTGTGCACCAGAAGAACCCGCATCAGTTACGTTAGACGTAATAAATGCACCAGCTCCTTTTGTTTCACGTGCTGTAGATGAGTCACCTGCAACAGCAGCGTTGTTTGCTAATAGTGAAGTCTCCATATCTCTCTTAACCTCTTTCGAGGCTTTTGCGAGTTGGTGTGCCATCTCAGACTTCTTTCCGGCATTATTTACTGTCTCTTGAGTACCAGTGACTTCAACCACCTTCTTACTAATTTGAGTATAGTTACCCAATCTAGTTGTAGCAGTTGTAGTTGCAGCACCCACGGCAGCTCCCTCCACGTGATAGTTCGTTCCAGAAGCAGCGGTTAAGGCATCTGTCTGCCACTCAAAATAAGTGTTAGAAACAGAACCTTTACCAGCTATACCCGATAGGAACGGAGTATCAGTAGGGGAAATATCATAGATTACATCAGACAAATCCTCACGGATTGCTGTTGCATCATATGTACTGAAATTTGTAGGCATTTCAATATCTCCTTAAAGCATATCATAAAATAAGGAAGCGGCATCTTTTTGTTTACCAGACTTCCTCAACCGTGTACGCTTTTTCTTTAGTGCTTCAGTAGCTGTATCTTCCTTCGATTTTCCTCTGCCAGCTTTTTGTACTTTAGGAACTTTCTTGACTGCTTTCTTCTTCGGAGCTACTTTCTTGGTTAGCTTATCATATTCCATAGCTTTCTTAATTACTAAGACACTACGGTGGTCAGCTAACTGATTTATCTCTTCTGGTCGAAAACCTACATCAGCAGCATATTTACGTATGTCTTGCTTTATAGTAGAGTCTTTGTCAGTCCACTCAGGTAAAGCACTTACAAGTTTAGTATACTCTTGTTGTATAAAATGTGCTCTTGCTTTTTTATGTGCCTGTTGCTGTTCTTGTTGTATAAGAGACTGCTGTTGGGCTACATTGTTTACTTTATCCTGTGCATCTCTGTACTCATCTTTCTTTAGCATATAAGCGTAGGGGTCTTCTTCTTTCAAAGTATTCCAGTCTACACCATCGAAGTTTTGCAACTTGGCTGATTGTTGCTCTTGCAACATCTGAAGACCATTTGCGTACATTTGTCTCTCTTGCTCTAGTTGCATACGTTCAGCCTGAATTTTTTCAGTTCCTTTACGTTGCTCTGCTAGTGCCTGAGACTTACGAGTATAGTCAGCTTGTCTTTGGTATCCGCTTTTGAGTTCATCTATATCAACCTCCATTTCCTCTCCGCCTACTTTAATAGTATACTTCAAGTCCTCTTCGGCTACTAATTCAACCTCTTCTTCGGCTTCCTCTTCCTCAGATTGCTCTGATTCTTTAGTCTCTTCTTCAGCTTGTCCCTCTTCTTCGGGGGCTTCTTCTTCAACCTCTTCAGCTTCCTGTGTTTCCTCTACCGCTTCCTCGTCAACAGCGGCTTTGGTTTC